CTAAACTAGCCGAGTTTTTAAGACGTACTCGGAGTGTTATCGTCCCATCAGATAAGGTAGTACCTACACTGTTGTGGACTATGTTCCGTCAGCGAGCGGATCACGCAAAAAACCAGCCCATTGTGCGGGCGGAAGGTCCAGGTGTAAACCTGGCGATAATGCAGTACAACACGTGGTGTGCCTCAGACTACCCGTCTAAGTGTCAAGAATTTATTATCTCAGAGGAGTGAGTACCCTCAGGGAGAGTTAGTGGGATCTTATAACCCATCGCGCTAGGTGAAATACCCGGCACCCCGCCTTAGAGTGAAAAATACTTATTTAGTAGTTTGAACAGCGTCTCCCCTGGCGCCCGGTTAAACCCGGGAATGGGGTAGGTCTCGGAGGGGGTTTTGACCTCCGAGACAAATACAAGGGTGTTTGTCGTTACCCAGCACAATCGTAGTTACATTTTTAGCGTAGCAGGAATGCAGCGGATCAATGTTATTACTTAGTATTGTGGCAATTGACTTACGAAACATTTGTAGAGTATCATTCTTATACAGGAATCTTTGCTTAGTTGGCTTCAGGATCGTGCTACTGGAGTTCAAGAGTGGAGATGGGTCGATGTGCAAGTTGTCCAAAAGCGTGAGGACAGACCGCATGTCGTGCAGCACTATCGGGGCCGGACAGGTTAGCACCCTTTCCGGCATCGTATCGCGTAAAGTTACGAATAGCCTAAAACAACCTAAACATACTTTTTCTTTTGTTAGATATTTTGATGCAGAACGAGAATTGCCTCCAGTGGAGCTTTTCTATTTGTACTGTATTTTCATGCTGGCTATGGCGCTTTCTAGTGCCCCCCAGTGTGTCCACGCGATAGTGGTATGTTTGCTACCTGCATTGGTAGCAATTGTTTTAACAGCCGCATTTATGTGTATGTACTGTTTTTACACGCGGCAAGCCCTACAGAAAAAGATTTGGGCCCTACGCCTGCGTTTTTCTCAAACTTTTTCCCCTCAAATGGGAGAGATGACGAAGGAACAAAAGCGTGGGAAGTTCGAAAAGAACGCCCGTTTCAAAAAGATTGCGAGCGGCAATTGGGCCAAGCAAATCAAGAAGATGCCCAAGAAACGCAAGAAGGAGATCGAAGAAAAATACGATCCTCAGCTAGGTACCGGTTTTACTACAGGTATCTTAGCTGCCTTCGAACAATTGGCAGTTTCAAACAACATTCCGATAGATGCTTCGATTGTTGATAAACTAGAGAATATGTGTGCTTTGTATGCAATTCTCCGGGAAGCTGTCACGACAACTCAACTGTGTGGAGCTTTGTTTTTGTATTTCAAGACTTTATATGGAAAATCTGTGGCCCTAGAGGCTGCTAATTACCTGTCTATGATTTGTGAATTACAATTTGATACACAATCTGGTGAATTTACTGAAGAACGTAAGAAGGAAGTCATCGGTGCGTTATCCAACAGGAATAAGACTATCTATAGTGCCAAACTGACGGATTCAGAACGCCCTAAGTGGTTGAGATTGTTAAAAGATTGTCAAGAGAACTGGACACTTGTTATCCGTAATGAGGGTTTTGAGAAGATATCTCGCATCTTGAGCTTAGCTTTGGCTCTCGGATTGTGTGAGGCGTCTTCATTGGACTTTAAAGTTGCGGGGATGAAATTATTTTCCGTAGGAGCAGCCGCTCGGCATGCTTCGTGCGTGGATTTAGTGGATGCCATATGTGATACAGTTGTTTATTTCGCCGAAGGTGGATATGCATGTTTCTTACGCGGTAGTTTGAAACCCTTGTTGTATGGAAACCGGGAGAATGAACAATTTGAGCAAGATTATGGCTTGTGTCAGCAGTGTTTTGATTTTGCGAAAGCAGGAAATCTTGGGATGCTCAAACTCGACGAGAACGATTACGAACAGTTGTTGTGCGAGACTATCGACAGATGTACTGCTTTAGCAAATTCGTGTAGAGGCGCCGTTGAGAAAAACGTGTTGCGGCGCAAATTAGATGCTTTACGCAATTGGCAATCTTCTTTTAGACAAACACGTGTGCAGGGTGGTTTACGGACTGCCCCCTACTCGATTGGTGTCTTTGGGGGCACTGGAGTAGGAAAATCATCCGTAGCTAATATCATGATGGTGACAACATTGTTGCACAATGGATATCAAGCGACTGACGATCGAATTGTCACTCTCAATGAAACTGATAAATTTTGGTCCAATTATCGATCTTACGTCAATGGCGTTTTTATTGACGATTTGGGAAATACGAAGGCTGAATTTGTGGAGAGAGCACCTACGTCGCTTATGATACAGCTTGTGAACAATGTTCGTACTTATGCAACGGTGGCAGAAGCCGAGATGAAAGGCAAAGTTTCTGTCGAACCCAAGGTGGTCATTTCCACCAAAAATGTCAAGGATTCATGCGCTACTATATATTCAAATGAACCTGCATCCATAGCAAGGCGAGACAGGATCACCTTAACAGTAAGGGTGAGACCTGAATTTGCAACGCATGGAATGTTAGACCAGGAGAAAGTGGAGCGCTTTTATGGTAGGAATCAGATTCCTGTCATACCTGATTTGTGGGAAATTACTGTAGAAAAAGCAGTCCCAGTACCCAACAAGGTAAAAGGAAGACCTGACATGGTTGGATGGATTCCAGTCGAATGGGGCGGAATTCCGTTAGTGGATGTTTCCATTCATAAGCTTATTCGCTTTGTAGCTGAGGATTCGAAAGCGTTCTACGAACGCCAAGAAGAATTGGTTGCCAACCAAAATAACATTGCTTCCAAGTTGTCTTTGTGCGAGCGATGTGGTTTGGTAAGAGATGTTTGTGTTTGTGATGTAGATCACAACACATACATCCCTCGGGCTGAGCGAAGCTGCCCTGTAGTCGGATATTGTACCAATTGTGGTGCCCATCATGATGAAAGTCACTTAGATTACCATGAAACAGAATCTAATGCACCATC